AGTTATACGGTGGTGATGGTGGAGACTCTGGCGATAGTGGTGGAGACTCTGGAGGCTGGGGAGATAGTGCATTTGGTGACTATAGCGATTATGGTTTTGAAGAAGAGTTTGGTGACCCGTCTTCTAGCGACTCTGGCGGAGGTAGTTTTCAAGGTTCAACTTCAGTAGACTGGGGCAGTATGGTCGATACAAGTACTCCAATGAGTTCTGCTAGTACTCAATTAGGGCAAGGAGGACTAGATTCTTTTGGTGGGTTCAATACTCCCAGTATTGATACTGTTAGTGATTCAGCTTTTAGCTCTACAGTAGCTGCTATGGATGCGTTTAGTGCAGCTGCCGCAAGGAACGAAGCCTTTAGTTATGGTGAGTTTGGAATTCAAGGTACTCTCGGGTCTTCTTGGTCTGTTAGTACTAATACAAGTTCTGTTGGAGCAGGATTTACTGATGCTGGAGACTCATTTAGTTTTTCTTCAAACGAAGGCTACTTTGGAACAACAGCTAACTACGACCAGTTAAGTTTATATAATAATGGTTCTGTATATAGTGAACTAGATTACGGTGCGTTTTTTGATACTGAAGTAACTACAACAGCATTCCAAGACCCAGACACTTTAGGCTGGTCTGTATCTCAATACTCAGTAGGGGCATTTGCAGATAGGACATTTGGTGGGGCAACTAATGCTGATGCTACATTGCAAAATGCAAAAACATATAGTGGTCTATCTCTTTTTGGACTTGATGAAATAGCTTATGACACACATTATGAGTCAGCACACAATCAAGAACTGTCGCTACTTGGAGAGTTTGCTTTAGATATAGGTGAAATGATAGTAGGTGGTAAGTATTATAATACTCCACAAGGTGTCGTAGATAGGGCATATAATATAGATACTGCTTCTGATATGTTAGGTAATATATCTTCAGTATTTAGAATAGGTGGACTGCTAGGTATTGCAGCACTACCTGCATTAACTAAGAATATGACTGCACAAGAATTAACACAATATCAGTATAATACGCCGTATCAAGGTTTTGCAGGATTTAAACAAGCAGATGGAATATTTGCAGGGTTAGCGGCATTAGGAGCAGGGAGTATTGGTAATATTTCAAATCCTTCTGGTATAATGCAATCAATTGACGGTGCGGGTAATCTTATCGACTCTATAAAATCTATTAGTTCGGTTAATCCAAGCTATAATAACAGTACAACTACTGCTATGCCTTTATCTTCTCCTACTCTATCTCCTGCGTCAAGATATGCTTCTATGGCGTTATTAGGGCAAGATGCAGGTAGAGCTGACTATGCTTGGGATGCTATGAATACTTTTAGAGTAGATTATACGCAAAATTCAACAGTACAAGACTCTGTTGGTATAAATTCAATAACAAAGGATTATTAAAATGATTAAAAGTCAGTATGATAAGTTGCTCGATATAAGGACTCCTTACGAGGATAGAGCTGAAGATTACGCAAAGGTAACTTTACCTTTTATATTTCCGTCGGACACAACAAATGGTTCAACAGATTTAGAAGATAACCTTGTTCAATCATTAGGCGGAATGGGTGTAAATTCATTAGCTTCTAAATTAGTTTTATCTTTACTACCTCCACAAGGTAGATTTTTTAGGTTACAACCATCTTCTGCTGAAGCATTAAACGAATTAACTGGAGGAGATGCTGACGCTAAAGCTGAAATTGTATCTATATTATCTGAAGGTGAAGAACAAGTTATAGGTGAAATAGAAAGACAAGATATTAGAACAGCTTTTTATACTATTATGAGAACTTTAATTATTGTTGGAAATATTTTAGTAGAAAAGAAAGAAAAATCAGGTATTAAGTTACATACTTTAAGAAATTATGTAATAGAAAGAGATAGTAGACAAAAACCTATAGACATTATTATTAAAGAGGTTATCCATAAAAATAATTTACCTGATGTTATTGCTGATTATACTAATGACTCTGAAAAAACTGAGTTTGATTTATATACTAGGTTTAAATATGAAGAAGGTAAATGGACTAGAACTCAAGAAATAGAGGGTGAAGAAGTAGGTCAGGAAGCTACTTATGATGATGATAATTGTCCAGTAAAAGCTTTAGGTTGGAACTTTTTACCTGATGCAGACTATGCAAGAAGTTATGTTGAGGATATTGTTGGAGATTTAATACAGTATCAAAAATGTACAGAACTGTTTGTTGAAGGTTCTATGGGTAATGCTAAACAAATCTGGACTGTTAACCCAATGGGTCAAACAAGAAAAAATGATGTTACTAATGCTTCTAATTTAGATGTAATTGACGGTAAAGCTGAAGATGTAACTGTTATTAGGTCAGATAAAACTTATGATATGAGTTTACTTGCTAACTATAGAGAAGAGTTAAGAAGAAGTATTGGTAAAGCGTTCTTAGATACTGGTTCTGTACAAAGAGATGCTGAAAGAGTTACTGCACAAGAAATTCAAATGATGGTTAGAGAATTAGAAACTGGACTGGCAGGTACATTCTCTTTACTTGCTAATGACTTACTTTTAACTATTGTAAAATGGATTATTGATGAATTAGGTATTGAGGCAGGAAACGATGTTGATATTAAAATTACAGTTGGGGTTGACGCTTTAAGTAGAAACAAACAAGCTGACAATTTAATGCAATTTGTTAATGCTATTCATACGTTAAGATACAATGACTATTTAAGTGAAGCGGAAATAGTGCAAAGATTAGCTAACTATATGGGTATTAACAGTGTAAATTTAATTCATACACCAAATGAAGTTAAACAAAAAAGAAGTCAAGCTGCTCAAGCGGCTCAAGCACAACAAGCTGGAATGAGTCAAGCACAACAAGCTGGGCAGCAAGTACCACAAATTTAAAAAGGAGGGTAACTAATGTTAAAATCAAAAGGGCAAATGAACGCAGAAACGTTAAAAGGTGCGTCAAATAATTCTAAAGTAGTTATTGACGCAGAAGCAAAAGAGTTGTCAAGATATGAGATTAGACAGAAACTTGACGAATTAGGAATTGAGTATAGCAATAAAGCAAATACTAAAACATTAAAAAAATTATTAGGAGAATAATAAATGTCAGAAGAAATTCAACAAACAGAAGCTAATGAAACTGAAGTAGATAGCCAACAAAAACAAGAAACTGGTCTACCATCTGATGAAGGAGTGAAACTTACTGTTGAAGAGCAATTAGAACAAGCTAGACAAGAAGCTGAAAAATACAAAAAAATGCACCAAGAAGCTGAAAAGTTAATTGGTAAAAAAGGTCAGGAAGAAGGCGATAGAAGAAAAGCTGAAGAAGAAGCTAAAATTAAACAAGAAATTGAGTCACAAAGAGAAGAATTTTTTGAACAATCGTTAAGAGAGTATATTGATAATGGTATGCAATTTAATGAAGAGTTAGAAGTAAAGCTTTCAGAATTAGAGATATCGCCTGAAACATATAAATTAAAAGCGTACGAGTATAGAGACAATATGTCTAAACTGCATACACAAGCAGGCGGACAAGAAGCGTACACTGAAATTATGAGCTGGGCTAAAGATAACGTACAATTGAGTAAAGAAGAATTAGCAATTGTAGGCTTAAAAGCAATGTATCAGCAAATTGCTAGTGATAACGGGAAACCTGCTCCAAGAGTTGAAGGTTCTTCGGCAAATACTCCTACAAACAGAGGTTACACATCAAAGAGTGAGGTGTCTAAAGATTTAGCTTATTTAAGAGCTAATCCTAATGATAAAGCTGCTTTTGAAGCCTATAGAGCTAAATTAGCAAGGACACCTGACGGTATTATTTAAAGTTAACTTGACATTAATTTTAAATTTTATTATAATTTTTAAAAATATGTCTTGGTTCTAGTAAAGCCAAGATGTAAATATGCCAACAAGCTAGAATGGATAGCTCTCACATTAGAGTCCACTTCTACCTACTGGGTAAATATTTTGACTTTACATTTTTTAATATTTGTTAAGCAAGACATATACGTTATTAGGTAGAGGTGTGATTTAAAACAATCACTAACATAAATTAAAATTAATCAAAACAAAAAGGATATATAATGGCTTATACTGGAGCTGTAAATTTAGGGGAATTAGGTGGTACTGGTAATGGTACTTCAAGGACAGATTTATTCAAAGAGTTGTATGTTGAAACATTAGAAGCATATACAAGAAGTAACATTGGTGAAGGACTTATTTCGGTAATGTCTATTGACTCAGGTAAAGCAGGTGAATTTATTGTTGGTGAGTATGCAGATGGTACAGACCACACTACACACGCAGCAGGTACACAAATCTCAGTTACTGACCAAGCATTTGATAAAAGACTTATCAATATTGATGACTTAGAGTATGTTGCTAAAAGAATTGACTCTTTTGAAGAAATGATGGCACATTATCCTACAAGAACTGTTGTTACTAACTATATGGGTGAAACAATGGCTAAGTTTGTAGATAAAAAGATTTTTACTACTGTTGAAACTGCTTGTACTACTGCAGGTAAAGTGTCTAACCCAGTTGCATCAAACGTTGTTAATACAGTTATTGCTTCTGCAACTACTGCAAGAGAAAAAGGTAATGCGTTAGCAGAGTCTATTATTGAAGCTCAAGCAGCTTTAGAAGTTGTTGATAATATGAATGACGCTGTTTGTGTTTTAGACCCAATCAACTATTCTTATTTATTACAATCTGACAGAATGGTTTCATCTGATTATACATCAGGTAATGGTGGATTAGATACTGGTAAAGTTGGTATGGTAGGTGGTGTTGCTATCTACAAATCAAATAACTTACCTGCAACTGCTAACTTAGAAGGTTTAGTATTTACTAAAGAAGCAGCTGGAATGTTAAAATTACAAGACTTAAAAACTGAGTCTAACTATCAACCAGATTTCTTTGCTGATTTATTATCAGTAAGATTAGGTGTTGGATATGGTGTACTTAGACCAGAGTGTGCTGTATCAATTAAATCTGCGTAATTAGATTTATAGAGCCTACCTTTTTAGGTAGGTTTTATTAAGTTTACAAAGGATATAAAATGGCAGATAGTTTTAAAGACAAGCTTTATGCAATCAATGTTATGCTTCAAAATATTAATGAACTAACTATTGACTCATTAGAAGATTTAGATGCAGTAGAAGAAGCAAGAATTGCAGATACAGTATTAGACGAAGTAAAAACAGATGTTTTATCAGAAGGTTGGGATATTAATACTGATGTTGATTGGGAATTTGCTCCAGATACATCTGGTATTATTTCTATTCCTTACAATGTATTAGACTTATCAGACGATGATGGTAATGTACAAATAAGAGAATGGAAGTTATATGACACTCAAAATAAAACATTTGAATTTGAAGATGTGCAAACTTGTAAAGTAATATGGGATGTAGATTTTAATAACTTAACTCACCCAATAAGAAAATACATTAATATTAAAGCTGCAAGAATATTTCAAGTAAGAATGATTGGGGATAGAAATTCATTTGGGTTTACTGAAAAAGATGAAGCAGAAGCAAAAGTAAATGCAAGAAGGTCAGAAAATAGAACTGGTAAGTATTCAATGAGAACTACTTTAGCTACAAGTCTTAATAGAACGAGTTTATAATGGCATTAATTAATCAAACTATACAGTCTTTACATGGCGGTGTGTCTAATCAAAATATAGAACTAAGAAGAGAAGACCAAGTAGAGGAAATGATTAATGCTATTCCTACCTTGTCTTTAGGTACAAGAAGAAGAAACCCAACAAGAAGATTAAAGAACAATGTTACTCACGTAGATAATCAATGGTTGTATGTTTATGATAGAGGACTTACTGGTTCAAACACTGAACAATACATTATTACTATTGCTAATAACTCAAATGAAATTAAAGTAATGGATAAAGATGGTGTTGATATGATTGTAAATTATGATACAGATACACAAAACTATTTATTACCTAACAATGGGGCAAGAAGTTTTAGTGCTATTACAATAAAAGATACTACAATCATATTAAATAAAGATAAAAAAGTTCTTAAAAAAACTAGCTTTACACAAGACAATACGTGGAGGGCAAAAGCTTATGTATGGGTACAAAGAGTTGATTATAATTTTCCAGTAACAACTACGTTAGAGTTAGATGGTACTATTGTAACTGCTACATATCCTACTAATACTTCATCTACTGAAGTAGCTGCTGAAAACATTAAAGATGCTGTTAATGCTGTTGCAGGGTATACAGCAACTGTACAAGGCAGTATTGTTGAAATAGTAAAAGATGACGGTACAGAAATTATATTTAAATATTCAGATACTATTGGAGATAGTGCTGGTAGTGGTTGGGCTAAAGAAGTTCAATTAATGTCAGATTTACCTTTAGATTTAAAATACGATGGAGCAGTTGTAAAAGTTCTTAATAGTGCGTCAGTTGATGAAGATGATTTTTATGTTAAATTTGAAGATGGAAATTGGATAGAAACAATTAATCAAAATGAGCAATCAGGATTTGACAATACAACTATGCCAGTAGAACTTGTAAGAGAGTCTAATGGAGAGTTTACATTAAAATTTAGAGAGTATTCTGATAGAACTAAAGGAGATGATACAACTTCACCTGACCCGTCTTTTGTAGATAATTACATTAAAGATTTATTTTTTATGAAAAATAGATTAGGCTTTATTACTTCAACTGATATTTCTATGAGTGAAGCAGGGGAATATGGTAATTTTTATAGAACAACAACATTATCATTGTTAGACTCTGACCCAATAGATTTTACAGTAGATAGTAATGAAGCAGTAAACTTAGAGTATGCTACTTTTTTACAAACAAGTTTAATTGTATTTTCTGATAAACATCAGTTTAAAATAGATGGTGGAGATATATTGGCTCCAAAAAGCGTACAAGCAAAAGTTGCTACAAGATATAATACAGATATGAATTGTAGACCTTTGTCTTTATCTAATAAAGTATTCTTTGTTTCTAAAGGTGAGAAATACAGTTCTGTAATTGAGTATGTTAAAAATACATCAACAGAAAATGTAGATGGACAAGTTATTACTGCTCATGTACCACAATATATTCCAAACAATATAAAAACTATTTGTGGTTCATCTAAAGAAAATATGTTATTTTTATTACCAGAGCCAAGAGAAGATGAATACAATGATACTATTTATGTTTATAGATATTATTATGAAGGAAACAAACTACTTCAATCAGCTTGGTTTAAATGGAAGATTGATGGTAATATATTTGCTATAGAATCATTAGATGATAAATTATTAATTATGTGTAAAAGATTTCCTTTTGGTAATACTGAATTATGGGAAGATGAAACATTATGGGAAGACAATTCACTTTGGACTGAAAATATTTATTTTGATACGATTGAAACAATCAGCTTAGACCCAATTGAGATTACAGAAGATTTTAGAGATAATATTGATGTAGATGGTGACGATACTGATGCACAAAAATTTAATACAGAAATTGTATTAAGTGAATGGATGTTAAGTTCAAAGGGTAAGAAAATTATAAACGGACATCAACACTTTCAAACAATAGAAATTTCAAGCGCTAAAGATAGTGAATATACGTTAAAAATAAATCATACCAACAGAAACAAATCAAGAGAATTGCTTTCTAAATATGTGGTAAATAGAAAACCTTTTGTTGGTGGTAAGTCATCAGATGTTGAAATATCAATCATCTCTGACACCAGCAAGGGGTTTCAATTAGGTTCTCTATCTTATGAAGGTAGATTTAATTCAAGAGGTAAAACAATTAAATAAAGGATAATTATGGCAGTACAATCAAACGTATATCCTGCTAGTAATACTAGAGTTTATTTAAGTTCAAAACATATTGGTTCCAAATCTTTAGTTAGAGTGTTCACATTAGATAGTGAGCAAGGTGACTGGGAAATTTTGAGTCAAGATTTTTATGAACTTATAAACAACTCTATTGTTCTAAAAGAAGTTTATGACGGATATCAAATTGAAGTTAGAGTGGCAGACACAGAAGATGAGCTTACTAACAATCAATCAGAAATATCTATTATTGCTTCTAACATAGAGAATATAAATACTGTAGCAAGTATTGATGAAGAAGTAAGTATAGTTGCAAATAGAAACAATGACATAATTGTAGTTGCAAATAGAGATAGTGATATTGCAGATGTTCAAGATAATATTGGTGATATTCAAATTACAGCTAACAATATTTCAAATGTTAATACTGTGTCAGGAAGTATTAGTAATGTTAATTTAACTGGTAGCAATATTTCAAATGTTAATACTGTGGGTAGTAATATAGATAATGTAAATACAGTTGGACTTAATAGTGATGACGTAACAACGGTTGCTAACAATGTATCTAATGTCAATACTGTTGCTGGCGATACGGTTCAAATTAATGAAATTTACAATAATAGAATTGAAATATATCAAGCAGATACTAATGCGGCTACTGCAACAACTCAGGCAGGAATAGCAACTACTAAAGCAAGTGAAGCAAGTGTATCAGCTACATCAGCATCTAATAGTGCGACAAGTGCTACAGCATCAGCAACTACAGCAACTACACAAGCAAGTAATGCTAGTGCAAGTGCAACAAGTGCAAGTAATAGTGCTACATCTGCAAGTAGTTCAGCATCTAGTGCATCTGCATCTGCTACAACAGCTACAAGTCAAGCTACTATTGCAACAACTAAAGCTAGTGAAGCAGCAGCAAGTGCTTTAAGTGCATCTAATGATTTAGCTAC